ACAACAAACAGCCGTTCACGCTAATACAGCCGCAGGATTTCTCGCCTACGGAGCAGAAGCCGCCGCCGCCGTTTATAGTTCAAGTCTTGGATTCGCGCAAAATCTCGTAGTCTCTCCCGGTCAATGGGCGAATCTCATGGGCTACAACGTGGACGGACGACCAATTTACACAGCCGGACAACCTCAAAACGCAGGTGGATCAGTAAGCGCCCAATCACTTCGCGGAAATGTCGCTCCCGGACTTAACCTCTACGTAAGCCGTTCAATCGGTAACGCTGGCGGAACAACTTCCACCGGAGATTTCTCAATGGTTGCTATCAATCCGGACGCGTGGACTTGGTACGAGTCACAACGTTTCCAACTTCGTACAGCTATCCAATCCGACGGAACCGTGGATCTTCTTTACTACGGTTACGGCGCAATCGCTCCGAAGATTCCATTCGGCGCTTGCTGGAATCAAGTCTGATTCTAAGCACAAACTAATCATGGGCTAGGTGCGCTCCCGTATCTAGCCCAGCAGACGAAGGGATCCGAAATGCCTAGCATTGTCACAGCTTCACAGCTTCGCCAAGTGTTAGGCGTTTCGGTTTCTCTTTATTCGGACGCATATCTCGAAGGCATTATCGTCAGCGCCGAACAGGTAATCTTGCCATTACTCAATGCTTATCAAAGCGCCGTCGCTGGCGTTTATCTTTCAAACAATGTCGCCTACTACATCACTCAGCGCCCACATCATTTCGTCGAAGGTCAATCCGTCGTTATTACCGGTTGCGTTCCGTCATTATTCAATGGAACGATTACCGTGACGTCAAACAATAACGTCGAATTCTTGGCGCTACCTTTTCCATCATTCGAACGATCATTCGTCTTTACAGCCGACAAAACAAACGCGGACGTTATTCTCCGAAACGTGATTCCGGCTGGCGTTGCTTACCTATCCGGAGCCAACGCCGCAACTCTTTACGCAAGCACAGAAGCCATCGAACAAAGCATTCTCATCGTTTCGGTTGAAATTTTCCAGAGTGTGACGGCGGCTGGCGGACAAATCGAAGGCGTTGATTTTCAACCGTCGCCGTTCAGAATGGGAAGATCACTCCAAAATCGTGTCATAGGGCTTTTAGGAAGTTACGTGGACGTTTCCACGATGGCACAATGACAGCCACATCAATCGCCACAAACGTTCGCGGAACGTTGGCTACAGCTCTCGCAGGAGTCGCCGCGTCGGTTTATTCCACGGTTCCAGAAACCGTCATTCCGCCAGCGTGTGTCATCGTTCCGGATTCGCCCTATCTCGAAAGTACCTTGATCGGATCCGGATCTGTCAAAGTTAAAATCAATTTCGTCGTCAGCGCCGCCGTTGCCTATAACTCCAACGCCGGAGCTCTTGACAATCTAGAAAAACTCATCATCAGCATTCTCGCGGCTATGCCAACGGGATACGTCGTCGGCGACGTTCAACGTCCGACAATTACTTCAGTCGGTGCGAGTAACTTGCTCGTCGCGGATCTGTCAGTCTCGACCTACTACACACAGGTAAATTAAGGAGCTCCAAAAATGGCAACAACAATAGTCACAGGTCGCCAGATCACTTTGACGATCAATTCAACAGGTTACGACGCACAAACGACTTCCGCCGTTCTTAGTAACGCGCCAGTCATTACGACCTATCAAACACTCGATGGCAAAGCTTACAAGCACATCGACGATCAATGGACTCTTACTCTCGGCTTACTCGCCGACTGGGGTGCTACATCGTCACTCTTTGAAGCTATGTGGACAGCGTTTCAAGCGCCGAATACGGCTCTTGCTTGTGTAATGGTCAGCGCAACCGGAGCTTCATTCGCGTTCAATGTCTTTCCAGTAGCGCCGAACGCAGGTGGCACAGCGCCAGACGCACAGACGGACACTTGGACAATGCTTGTCTCAGATACGCCAGTTCTAACAATCAGCTAACAAAACAGAAACGGGAGCAAAGATGAAACTACCAATAACAATCGAATACATGTCCGGAGAGTTCGCGACCTATACGGCTCAACCGCCGGAGTGGTCAAAGTGGGAAACAAAGACGGGATACACGATTTCGCAAGCGCAGGAAAGAATAGGGATTTCGGATCTCTTATTTCTTGCCTACCATGCCATGAAGAGAGAAGCTGGCGGAAAGCCGGTCAAAGGCTTCGAGGTATGGTGCGAAACCGTGTCCGACATTGTGATCGAGTCCGATAGCCCAAAAGCTATCCCGTCGGAAGTCTAAATCGGATCCTTGTCGAGTTAGCAATCGCGACAGGAATACCGATGAGCGAATGGACAACGGCGGAGCAGATCCTTACGGCGCACGAAGTTTTGGAGAAGCGAAATGGCGAGTGACGCAATCTCTTACGAAAAGCGCGATCTCATGGCTATCGTAAAAGTCTTAAAAGCGATGGACGATGAAGCTACAAATCAAGCTAAACAAGAATCGGGCGCGATCGCAGAATTCGCACAAGGCAAGATCAAAGAAAGAGCTGGCGGACGTGGAGCCGTGGCAAGTCGAATCGCAGATGGATCCCGTGTCAGTAAGTCATCAAAGATCGGTGAGATTTCATTCGGCTTCGCGTCGCAACGATTTTCCGGTGGCGCAACGACTCAAATGCTATGGGCTGGCACAGAGTTCGGATCCAATAAATTCAAGCAATTCCCGGTCTGGTCAGGTTCCACCGGTCGCGGATCTACGGGCTGGTTCATCTATCCGACACTTCGCGCAATACAGCCGGAGATCATCAACAAGTGGGAGAATGCTTTCGATAAGATATTGAAGGAGTGGTCATAATGGCGGCAGGTTCTCGCACGTTAAAGCTCTCCATACTCGCCGACATTGACGATCTAAAAAAGAATCTCAATGCCGGACAAGGTGAAGTACAAGGTTTCGGCGACAAAGTCTCAGACTTCGGAAAGAAAGCCGGACTCGCATTCGCGGCGGCAGGTGCGGCGGCTCTTGCCTATGCTGGAAAATTAGCCGTCGAAGGCGTTAAAGCCGCCATCGAAGATGAAGCCGCACAAGTAAAGCTCGCGAACGCTCTCAAAGCTTCAACAGGTGCGACAGACGCACAAATTAAATCAGTCGAGGCACAGATCCTTAAAATGTCTCTGGCAACTGGAACGGCAGACGACAAGCTTCGTCCAGCTCTTCAACGTCTTACACTTTCAACGAATGACATAACAAAGGCACAGGATCTTCTTTCTCTTGCTCTTGACATTTCTACATCGACCGGAAAGCCATTAGAAGCCGTCGCGAATAGTCTTGGAAAAGCCTATGACGGAAATACGGCGGCGCTTGGAAAACTTGGACTGGGATTATCTGCCGCCGAATTAAAGACAATGGATTTCCAACAAGTACAAAACGCACTTACAAAGACATTCGGCGGAGCCGCCGCCGCTAACGCGGAGACTTATGCTGGCAAAATCGCTCGGCTTCAAGTGACGTTCGATGAAGCCAAAGAAACTCTCGGAACAAAACTTCTTCCAATCATTGAAAAGGTTGTCGGATACGTTATCAATAATGTCGTTCCGGCTCTTGGAAAGTTCGCGGATTTCTTCAAGCCAATCACAGACGCAATCTCCGAAAATAAAGAAACATTTCAAAAGTTCGGACAATTCTTGCTCGATTACATAGTTCCGGTTCTTGTCGGTTCGGTCGGTGGCGCTTTTAAGATTATTGGCGAAATCGCCGGCGGAGTAATTGACGTCATCGGTTTCGTTATTAAAGGACTTAGCGTTCTCATTAGCGGAGCAGTCGCAGGAATTAACGCTCTTATCAGCGTCTATAACTCAATTCCGTTTTTACCTAACGTTTCAAAAGTTAAAGCTCCAACTATTGACGTTCCAAGCATAGGAAAAGTACCAAAAATCGGAGCTAATGCGACTCTCGATTCTTCCTCTTTCGGCGGATTCGGTGGCGGCGGAACCGGAGCAAGTGGATCCGGAGCTGGCGGCGGATCGGCAGTCAATGGAATTCAAGTGGGCGGATCCGGAACGATTAACGACATAACTAACGTTCCAGACTTTTCCAACGTCGGCGTTACGGGATCCGCCGTGGGCGGTCAAGTAATCAGTTACGGACAAAAATTTCCAACAGCTCCGGCGGTTCCGGACTTCTCATCGCTTGGAATGACGGGAGCCGCCGTAGGCGGTTCGGTGGTCAATTTCGGACGGACTCTTCCAGACTTTTCCAACGTCGGCGTTACGGGAGCGGCAATCGGTGGCACAGTCATCAATCTCAACGTGAACGGTGCTATTGATCCAGAAGGCACAGCCCGAACAATCGTGGACACGTTGAATAATTCTCTTTTCCGTGGAACCGGCGGCGCTAATAACTTACAGCTTGCTCAATTCTAATGACTAATTGGGCTCCGGTCTGGCGCGTTAAGATAAACTCAATCGCTTACACAGACGTCATTCTTGCCGATCTCAACATCACGTCCGGACGCACGAATATCTACACACAGGCACAAGCCGGATATGCCACGGTTCGACTTATCAATCTCGATCTATCAGCCGTCATCGTGGAAATCAATGATTCGCTCACTATCGAATTACAAGATACTTCCGCCACGTTCGTTCCCATCTTCGGCGGATCCGTGGTCGATATTGGCGTCACGGTGTCACAGGTCGGCTCGGTAGCAATTACTCAAACCGTCACCATCACGGCTCTGGGAGCCCTAGCAAGGCTTCAAAAGGCACTCACAGACGGAGTCTTGACACAGGATTTCGACGGCAATCAGATCCTTACAATTCTCACCGATCTTCTCATCAATAACTGGCAAGAAGTTCCCGGAGCTCTCACGTGGGCGACCTATGATCCGACCATCACGTGGGCGAATGCCGAAAATACCGGGCTCGGAGAAATCGATACTCCCGGAGATTATGAACTGGCGCAACGTGCTTCTAATCGCGTCGTTATGTATGACCTAATTTCGGCACTAGCTACGTCAGGACTGGGATATATCTATGAGGACGGGCAAGGTCGGATTAGCTACGCCGACTCAACTCACCGATCACAATATCTCGCCGCTAATGGATATATCAATCTTACAGCTAATCAAGCTCTCGGTACTGGAATACGAACAACGACCAGAGCCGGAGACGTCCGAAACGACATAACGATTCAATATGGCATAGCTTCGGCAAGTGAAGTCAGCGATACGGACGCCACATCGATTTCACTCTATGGCAATCTCGCTCAAATCATCACTACCACAATCAAACATCAAGCCGACGCAGAAGATCAGGCGGCTTTCTACTTAGTGCTTCGCGCCTATCCGCAAGCATTTCTCGAATCGATAACTTTCGCATTGACAAATCCAGAGCTTGACAATGGCGACCGTGACTCTTTGATTAACGTATTCATGGGAGCTCCCATCAATCTTTCGGATTTACCGATCAACATGAACGCCGGATCCTTTCAAGGCTTCGTCGAAGGCTGGCGGTTTCAAGCTTCCTACAATGAACTTTAGGTCACTCTCGTCATGTCTCCAATCGCGTTCTCTCTTCGTGCGATGAAATGGCTTGACGTGAGTGTCGCCGAAACGTGGAACACTATCTCGCCTACACTTGACTGGGAACACGCCCTAGTCGTGGCATAAGGAGAAAAAATGGCTAATCCAACAACGAACTTCGGCTGGGTTATGCCGACGGCAACAGATCTCGTCACCGATCTTCCGGCAGATTTCAACACGTTCGGACAAGGTGTCGATACAAGCATGTCAGAGCTACTCGGCGGAACGACTGGTCAAATACTTTCCAAGACTTCCGGAACGAATATGGACTTTACGTGGATCAATAACGATCAAGGTGACATCACAGGCGTCACGGCTGGCACAGGTATTTCAGGCGGTGGAACATCGGGAACCGTGACGGTATCCATTGACACAGCCGTTACAGCCGATTTATCAACGGCGCAGACTTTAACAACAAAAACTCTCACTTCGCCAGTCATTAACACTCCAAAAATATCTTCGACGTATTCGGCTAAAACGGCGGCATACACATTCGTTTCAGGCGATGAAGGCAATTTATTTTCCATGAACAACGCCGCGACGCAAGCATTCACGATTCCGGTGGACGCAACTTTTAACTTCGCCATTGGAACGGAAATAAACGTTTTCTGGATCACCGGAGTCGGTCAGCCAACAATTTCGGCGGTAACTCCGGGAACGACCACGGTGATTTCAACAGGTGCGACCAGCGCGACACCGAAACTTCGTGTAGCTAACTCCGGCGCGACATGTAAAAAATTAGCGGCGAACTCTTGGATCGTGTTCGGAGATATTGCCTAATGACACCAATGCTCGGAATTATGGCTAGTGGTATTTCAGGTCATTTACAAGGTTCGGCAACAGGTGGAACTACCGTTACAAGTGGCGGCTATAAATACCACACCTTTACGGCTAACGGCACTCTTACTGTTACTGGAACGCTAGTAAGCGCGGAATATCTTGTTATCGCTGGTGGCGCAGGTGGCGGTGGTGATGCTGGTGGTCGTGCGGCTGGCGGTGGTGGCGCAGGTGGCTATCGAACGGCAACAAATCAAACACTTACAGGCTCTCTTGCGGTCACGGTAGGAGCAAGCGGCGGCGGTGGTAATGGCGCGGCAGGTGATAGAGGAAGCGCAGGTGGTAATTCAGTTTTTAACGCCACAACATCAACAGGCGGCGGCGGTGGTGCCGCCCATGTAACTTCTTCAGGTATTTCTGGCGGTTCAGGTGGTGGCGGTAATGCACCTGCTGGAACGGCTGGAACTTCATCACCTGTTACATCACCAGTTCAAGGATACGCAGGTGGAGTCGGTGGACCTGGCTCATCAAATTACACGGGCGGAGGAGGAGGAGGAGCGACAGCCGTTGGAGCCGCAGGAATCGCGGCGGTTGGCGGTGATGGTGGAGCAGGTTCAAACGCTCTTTCCGTTTGGGCCTCTGCAACTACAACGGGCGTGAGTGGATATTACACGGGCGGCGGTGGCGGTGGTTCATATAATGGAGGAACGGCTGGCGCAGGTGGCGCAGGTGGCGGTGGTGCTGGAACTTTGGGCGTAGGCACAAACGCAACGACAAACACGGGCTCAGGCGGCGGTGGAGCAGGTTGTCCATCTGGAAGCAATCCCAATTCCAACGGTGGAAATGGTGGAAGCGGAATTGTCATTGTGAGGTATCCAATATGAGCCATTGGGCAGAATTAAATGAAAACAAAATTGTTGTTCGTGTGCTTGTTGGAGACAACAATGAAGCCGATGAAGGCTATCAATGGTTGATAGATAATCTCGGCGGCACTTGGATTCAGACCAGTTACAACAATCGGATTCGTGGCACTTATGCTGGCATTGGTTATTCATACAATCACGAAGAAGATATTTTTATCGCTCCGCAACCTTATCCATCATGGATTCGAAACGGTTCATTTTGGAAAGCTCCAATCGCGGAGCCAACAGACGGGCGATATTCTTGGAATGAAGAAGATCAGTCATGGGATTCCAATGACGAAAGCGCCTAAAGGATCACTCGCTCGCATTATTGAAGAAGCTATTAAGCACATCGGCTACGTAGAAATTCCGGACAATGTGACAATTTTCGGACAGCGAATGGGAGCCAACGGAAAGCCGTGGTGTGGATCATTCTTGAACACGATAGCTCTTGACGCTGGCGTCTCGGTTCCCAATGTGGTCGGAACGGTTGCCGGATCCGAAAGCTTCAAAAGACTCGGTCAATGGCACTTGGAACCTAAAGTCGGCGATTTCGCATTCTTCGATTTTACACGCGACAAAGTGTTCAATATCCAGCATGTAGGAATTGTGGTAAAAGTAGGATCCAAAACTGTCTGGACAATCGAAGGCAATACGGCGAACAAATCCGGATCACAAAACAACGGCGGAATGGTGCTTGTCCAGACACGCCGAATCAATGCGCCGGAAAGCTTTATATGTGGCTATGGACGTCCACGCTATGATGACCATACGGGAGCGTTGCCTATCATTCCGCCACCGAAGGAGCTCTCATGAATAAACTTAAAGCAATCGGCGCGTCATGGCTTAGGTCATTCCTAGCCGCCGCACTAGCTACATACAGCATTCAGGGATTAAATTACGAAGCCATGCTTACTTCCGGCGTCGCGGCACTTCTTCCAGTCGCACTCCGTTATCTCAATCCGAAAGATTCCAGCTTCGGCATTGGTTCATAATGGACGGGCAACAGATCGGCGCTATTGCCGGAGCCGTGACGACCGTTCTCGTTGCTTTCTTCGCTGGCGTCCGATCTATAGTCCGGGAACTCAAACCGAACGGCGGAGCTTCTGTCCGTGATTCCATAGATCGGCTTGAAAAGCGAGTGGACGAGATTTATAGCTTGCTCATTAAAGGTTAGACACGCCGAAAATTAGGCGAGGTTCTTGACTATGTCGGTGCTACTGGTCAAACTCTATTCGGGAGCAACGACAAGGCTTCCACGGGAGCAAAAATGGATCTATGGTTTTTATTACTTATCGGATTATCTTTATTCTGTACGGCGATCAGTTTCTATTCCATCGGATACAAAGATGGCAAGCGTCAAGGCTATACACGCGGTCGCTCGGTCAGTCGTCACGTAAGCAACACAATGGAAAACTATGAGTAATTTCTTAGAAGGATACGAGGACGTCAATGCTCGAATTACACGATTCCATCAAGAATTCCCTACCGGACGACTCATCTCATACATCGAGGACATCGACGTCGTCAAAGGTTATATTCTCAT